GTCATCAATTGAAATAACTTGACCTATTCTTATATAATTTTGTTTTGTTACTTTATCAAGATTTGAATCTTTACCAGTAACGGTTCTATTATGTGCATTAATTATTTTCATTATTTATCTCCCTTCAATCTTTTTAATAAGATAAGATTTGCTTTTTCATATTGTTTTTCAATATCAACCATTTTATCATAATCTTGAAGCATTTTTAATTTTACTGCCTCATAATCGGCTTCCATCTGTTTAATTTTGAACAATATCTCGTTATTTGTTAAATCTTCTAAATTTTCCATAAAAATATTATATTAGTATTATCTTATAACGCCATCTGCTATACCCATAGTTGTTGTTGAACCGAAAGATATAACTGGCGCACCTAAATTACCAACACCAACTGAAACAACTTGTATTCCTGGTGGTAAAACAACTTCTATTTTAGCATTTGTCAATAAATAATTAACAATTTCTTGAACTCTTATTAATTCCATTGCTTCTTCAACATTAGGGCCATCAGCAAAAACATCACCAACAGGTCTACCAGCGTTTGATTGTTTACTTATAATATCAGCAGCAATACCTTGTGCTGACAATCCAGGTCTTAGTTTAGCACCTACCATAACTAATTGTGGTGGTAATGGTTCTATTGGTGGTTCAGGCACTGAAAATGCTGCTGATATAACATTTATTATACCATTAATAGAATTTAAATTGATACCTGAATCTGGTATTGGTTTTTCGTTTGCCATTATAATGTATCTATTAAATTTTTTATTTTACTAATTGGTATTCCAACTAAAGATTGTAATTGAGCCAATTTTAATGTTGCTTTTTCCTTTTGTTTTTTTGCTATTGATTCAGCAACAAGTTGACTTATTCTTTTAAGTACAATTGCTAATAATAAGCCTATAATAATACCAGATATTTTTTTTATGATAACACTAAAAAGATTTTTATTTTTTTTCATAAAATCAACGCTATCATTAAAACTATTATTAGTTTGTCCGTATATTATACTAAAATTAATAATAAATAAAAATATATTTTTAGGTGTTAAAAAAATATTAACAATTGATTTTATCAGTGTATTAATAATTAACTGAATAAAATTTAATTCTATTAAGATTAACAGTAATAGCGTTTTTTCTTTGTTCAGTACTTGTTGCACCAGAGTATTCTTGACTAAAAGTTGTTAAAGCATCTATTGAAACTGATGCTTGTTCTTGATTAGATGTTTGAATATATCTAATTCCTTTTCTTCTATTAGTTGATGCTGATTGTTGTTGGTTAATTTCATCATTTGAAAAAACAAAATAATCATCACTTATAACATTTTCATATTCATTATTAATAAGTTTATCAACGATTGAATTAATCTTTTCTTCTCTTTCTAACTGCTTAATACTTTTGCTAACATTTGATGAAATAGAGCCGTATAGTATGTCCATTGTTTGATTTAATACTATATCACCCTTAACTATATTTGATGAGTCTATAAACGAGTTATTTACTTCTGTGATAGGTTTATTATCTGAAGCTTGATTTAATTTTATTGTTAATGCGTTATTTGGTCTATTACCAGAACCCAATGAATTAAATGTTATATCATAAAGGTTTTGCCATGTATATGTAGTACCATCATTTTGTATAACACCGTATAAGAAAGTATTAAAGTCTGTACTATTAGTATAATTTGGTGTAACATCAGTATAAATTAATCTACCAGCTTGAGATGCTGGGTCTATTTTAAGAACTTCAAAAAAATCTAATTTTCTAACCTCAATAATTATACCATTACCATTTGATTTTAACCATGATGGTGAACTTGGGTTTGTTCCACAATTAACGATAGATTTTAATTCATCTTTTAAGGCCTTTTTTAGCTCATTTTCTATTTTATCCATAGAATAGGTTATTGTATCTACAACATTACTTACTAATGCTTCATAACCTACTAATGATTTTGTTAAGTCACTAAGAAACTCTATAGAATTTGTTCTATTATTTATAGATGGCATAGAAGATGTTAGCTTTAACTTAGGTAATCCTTCTGTTAAAGTTCTAGCAGCGGCTATCTTACCAAAAACTTTTTTCTTTTTGTCTATTAATGACATTAATCTTCGTTATCAATTTCTTCTTCTTTTTTATCGTTCTTAAGCATATCTCTAATTTTCTTAAAGTCCTTTAGAGAAGCTGATGCACTTGTTTTTTCTGAATTATTTTCAGTTTCATCACTACGATGTTTAATTATATCAGCTTGTAGTTTAGCTAATTCTAATTTAATCCTTATTGCAGAGTCTTTAACTTTTAATAAACCAGCTTTTTCTTTTGCTATTTTTGTAGCATCATCTATATCAGTTGGTACTAAAGAAACAACTAATTCGTTAATGGTTCTTTGAGCCTCATTTATTTGTAAGCAAGCGTCATTATATGTTTCTTGCATCAAACCTTCAAGAGAATCATTATTATTAACTTTTACATCGGTACCTTTTTTTCTTGACATAATCTTTTTTTTTATAAATATATAAATATCTATTTTTATTAAAAAAAACTATAAAGATTTTTGTTTTAACACATCATAAATTTTTTTAAATCTTTTCATTGCTAATCTTATGTCTTTTGTTGATAGGTTTGTATAATTTCTCATTGTTTCTAGAACTGAGTTTTTATTATATTTTGACCCACCATCTAATGTTTGAAATGCTGTTTCCCAATTTTCAAGCATATCAATTAATGCGATACAGACTTTTTTTTCATTTTCATTTAGATTTTTTTTACCTGTTTTAGGATTTTTTAATTCTTCTTTTAGTTTATCTACTATAGAATTAATAAAATCATCCATTGAATAATTATCTATATCCATTTCATAAGTTAACGTTTGCCTTTCTTCTATTTCATCGGCATCAGATATGTCTTCATATGAATATGTTTGTTTAAGGTTTTTTTCATCTTTGATTAATAAACCTAAAATATAATTTTTACTAATTGTACCAAAGTAAGAATAAGCTTTTTTACCCCTTCCACTTTCGAACTTATGTACTTTTGTCATTAAAAATGAAACCGTGTCATTATGTAATTCTTCGAATGTTTCATTTTTTCTGTATAATTTGTACCTTCTAATTATCGATTCTATCATTTTATTGAGTGGTTTATTCAACCACTCATTAAAAATTAGATTCCTTTCTGTTTCGTCTGTTGATTCAAGAAATTTAATAACGGCCTGTTCTTCATTTGGACCAAAATAGATATCATTATTTCTTTTGCGTCCTCTTTTATTTGCCATTATTTCATTATTTTTCTTGATATGTTATTTCTCTGTCTTTTGTAAAGTAATATTCTTTTTTCGCTTGTGCCAACCACCATCTTGCTTCAACTGGGTCGATAGTTTCTTTATAGGATGCGAATAAAGACCCTTCTCTTTGATTTACGTGCTTGTAACCAAATTTTGGTATTACCATAGTCTTAACAGCTTTAAACGTCATCCTGAGCAAGAATTCATAGATAAACGTCAATTTAATATTTGATTTAAAACCACCAAATGAATCAAACAAAGATTTTTTCATTACAACACCATCAATATTAAAATTTTGATATGCTAAAAGTGCATTATTATCTAAGATACCTAACTCATCAGAAAAGCTTTGTGCCCAAACAGCTTCGTTAGTAAAGCCAATAAATTCACCATTTGAATTAACATCAATTACAATTGGCATAAAGATTTCAACATCAGAATGTTTTTCTCTGTATTCAATTACATTTTTAAACCAAATGTTTGAGTATTCATCATCAAATTCTAGAAAACTAACCCAATCTGTTTTAGCATTTTTAACTGCAAAGTTAATTTGACTTGAGAAGTCTGTTTCACCATCATTTTCTAAAACTGTTACTGAATCTTTAAAATCACCATAATCAAATGATTTTAAATATTTTGATGTTTCTGTTCCTTTTGGTGTTACGATTAGAAGATAATCAGGTCTAACTATTTGTTGTTTTACACTTTCTACTGAAATGCTAAACAATTGTTTTGTTTCATCATTTAGTTCGTGTACAGGTAATATTACTGTGATATTATTCATATTTTTTTATGTTTAAATAATTGTTATTGTTTATTAACGTTTTGTAATTCTGTGTTAACATTAACTAAGTCAGAAGCTAACTTATCTCTAAGTGCAGATAACTCAATTACTCTATTTTTAATGATTCCATCATATACTTCAGATAAAGCATTTGCTTGTTTTTCTTCGGTATATTGTCCTTTTGATTCTTCCATACCATTTAACAAATCTGATGGTACTGAATCTTCCAACCATACTTTAATATACGTTGCAATTAATTCAGGGATATTTAATGTAGTGTTTGTCCAAACACCATTATTTCTAATGAATGTATTATTTTCTTCATCTGTTTTTTCCATCCATTCTGGCACCATATTTGGTATTTTGCCGATAACAGGTGTATTACATTCAAATGCTTCTAATGGGAAAGTACCAAATCCAGATGGGTCATCAATCCATACAGCCAAACAACATTTAGCCAATTCTTTAGCAAACATTTCTCTAGACAATCCTCTCATATCTTTAAATGTAATCCATTTATACATTGGGTATTGTAGATAGAATGATTTTGCAATTTTAATAGCATCAGTTTGATTTCTAGTTAACATAGCAACCATAGGAATTTTTGGTTTTTCATTTGGTTGGAAGTATTTAGGGATTGAAACTGGTACTACATGTGTTCTAATAGAAGGGAACAA